TGAGACTTTTTTCTTCTTACTTGAGTTCTGGTAATACAGATAAAGAAAATGCAAGCGCACTAGCAAAATGTTTGCGGATTCCAGATAGTTATGTTAAGATTTCTCGCAATGTAAAAGCCCGTGGACGGGTTGTTGACATCGCAGTATCTGTAGTTTTACCCGATATAGAATGGGTTTTAACTATTGATTATATTGGAGCTAGGAAGGCCACTCGATTGTTTAATACAAGACAATTAGAGGTGGTCGATGTTAATACAGGTTCCTTATACAGTATAATTTCCGAGTGTATTGATATTATGATTCCGTCAACTAATTATCGACAAGAATCATTAGTAGAGACTATGCCCGTGGAAGAGAAAATGGATTCTGTTAGTGAAAAGATTTTGGAGGAAGAGAACAAGCAGTTTACAGTTCGAGTCGTGGATGAGAAGACAGGAGATTTTGAAGAAACGACAAAGGACTTGATTTCGAGTTTAACGGAATTATTTACTACCCCAACACCTGAAGTAAGGTCAAAAGTAGAACTATTATTATTGGGAAGTATAGGATTTTGGACGAAGAATCGTACTGTTAGGGTTTTTACTGGAGTTGCGGCGGCATTGAATTTAGGATTGAACAAATGCCTTTTAGAAGAGACGCTCACTAGAGCATACATTTTGATTGGTGATATATCTCATTCTAGTAATGCAATTGTAGCCATGGAGAACCCGAAATCAACTTTAGCTTTTCATATTTATCGAGCTTTTGCTTATTGTTTAATACCATTTATGCATGACGGGTCATTGACCCCGCAAGGAATGGATATGATAGTAGGCGAAGCAACTATGAACGTGAAAGCTGATGATTTTTTGTTCTCTTTAGCGCAGATTCTGAAGAACTTTCATTTAGTGATAGCAGATTTTAAGGAAAGTGGGGACTTGAGTAGATTGGCGTCTACCAATGATGCGTTTTCCGAGTGGATGGAACGCTACAATGAACTCCATCAGGAGTACAATGCAGCATTAGCTAAATCAGGAGGATTGGCTAATAGTTTTGAGCTTAAAGGCAAGATAGACGTCCATTTACAAGATTATCACAATTTGATCAAATTAGTTCCGGAACGAGTAGGAAGAATGCAACTCGGACGGGCTGCGTTGATTTTATCAACGTGTTCTGCGGAGATTAAGGAGCGCGCTGGAGTCGGAG